GGTTAACTCGGGTTTGCTCTTTTGAAGTTGCTCATACTTCATTGCTTTATACAAAGAAACCACAGCACGAGAGTCATATACGGAACTGAGTTCTTGGTCAGTCCATCCAACAGATTTCGCATAGTCACGGATTTGTTTCCGAACCGCATCACCCTGTGGAGTGGATAACTCAGGAATCAGACTAACTAGCTTCTCAGATTCTTGACGGAGATGGTTTTGCAAAGAGGCTTGTTGCTCGGCTTGTTGCTGTTGTGCAATGCGTTGCTGTTCTTGCCTGACTACTGCTAACTGCTTCTCACGCTGACTCTGCTCAGCTACCGCTACCGCATAACCGATAGGGTCTGTTTCCTTTAGAACATCTAAGTCCACACCCCGATTTTGCTGCGTAAGGAAGCTATCCAACGCTTGCAACTTCTGGGCATAAGCCAATCGCTCTTGTTTCACTTGCTCAAGATGATTACGCTCGGCTTCAATAGCCTTACGCTGTTCAGCAAGAGCCTGAGACTTTTTAGTGTAATCCGTACCTTGTTGATAACCCTTGATAAGTTCATCGAGTTCGACCTCAACTTCCTCACCAGCAGCTTTGACTTTATATCTAGGCTTGGGCTGTTCAATTTCTTCAGATTCCTCTGAATACTCTTGTTCACCTTCATCAGATGCTTGCAGTTCTTCTGTTTGTTCCTCAGATTGGCTGTTGTCAGCTTCGTCAGAATCACCCATCAGTCCCTCAAACGCTGAAGCGGCTTGGTTTACATTTAGGCTTTCACTCCCTTGTGGGTTGGTGTTTTCCATTTGTCATCTCAAAAATCGCCAGAAACCTTCTGGACGGAGGATAGTCGTTAGACTATAAAATTCTCCATTTTTTCTCTCTAATCACAGTTTCCGAGGCTAAGCCTTCTAGGTGTCCTGTAATTAGCTCAATTGTCTTGATGTGCCTATAAGCGTCTTCACGCCTATCAGATTCTTCCGCACTTGTGTTAATTATCACACTAATCTGCTCTTTTTTCAAATTATCTATGACTTCTTTGAAAAAGTCATCATTCAGTAAGTTTTTAGCCCACTGTGCTTGTTGGTGTTTGTCCATATTGGTTTTGGATTCCAGAAATAATATCGTTGATAGACAAACTGCTTGGCGAAGGCATACCCTGCTTACTACCCAAGATGCCCATCAAATCGTTGTAACTTAGGTTTGACGGCTGACTGTACTGTACAGGCTCTGGCACTTTGCCGTAATTGGGGTCAAGGAACTTCTCCCATTGTGTGCCAATCAGAAGATTGCGATTACCAAAGTTAATTGGGGTCAAAGGCGTATATGGCGCAACACCAGTCTTAGGTGGTGTAGCCCAGTTCTCAGGTATTGGGATGATTGGGTATTGAGGTGTTGTTGTTGGAGTGCTTGTTGCCGAGTTAATGGCCGCCAAAGTAGTACCAGCACCAATCAGTTTAATAATGTCAGATGTTGTTAGCGTTTCTGTTGGTTTTGTTGGCGTTGTAGGCGTGACAGGAGTAGGCGTCAACGGTGTAGTTGGCGTAATTAAAGGAATTGTTGCGCCGATTACATCAGGGATTGATGTTGGTTTATCAGCAGTAATGACAGTTTCAGGGATTGTAGGAGTCGTTGGCGTTGTAGCTACAACAGAGTTAATTACGTCTTTAATCGTTGTTGGGCGATCAGCCGTGATTACAGTCTCAGGAATGTTGGTAGTTGTGCCAATAATTGAATTAACTACGTCTTTAACGGTGCTTGGCCTGTCAGCGGTAATAACTGTTTCTGGAACAGTGGCCGCAATAGTGTTTAGAACATTGCTTATTGACGGCGTTGCTGGCGCTGTAACAGTTACACCTCCAGCGTCTGTTACTGGAGTGGACACATTGGCAGGAGTAACAACACCCTGACCAATACCCATATCATCTAGGAATGCGTTAATCTGGTCTTTTGACAAACCAGCAGACTGCATTTCATCAATTAACTGCGTTTCTAGCGCATCGTTAAGTTGTGCCTGCGTCATGTTTGAGGCATCAATTGGAGTAGCTTTGGTAATAGCGTCAGTCAGCAAAGAACCGCCATAAGCCAACCCACCCCCAAGCAAACCAGACTTTAATGACTCCTCAAGGTTTCCACCACCCAAGGCAGTTCCACCTGCACTAATTAAACCAGTTCCTACACCTGAAGCAGCAGCACCTGTAAGACCTAAAGCACCGCCCAAAGCACCACCCGCGCCTGAAAGCAACAAACCAGCTTGAATGATACGTGCTATGTCTTTTGTATCAGAACTGCTTGCGCCTTGTGTATAGAAAACAGGCTTACCAGACTCATCAAAGTTAACACCAAAACCAGTATTTCCTTTGCCTTCGTATGATCCTGACCAAAGGTTTCCGCCAGTTCTTTCGCCATAACCAGAGATTAACTTCTCTCCAGTCATTGAGTTGATGATTCCATCATCTCCTTTGGCAACCTGAGCAATGTCTGTAACACCACTCTTAGCCAACTCATCTGCCATGTACAAGGCGGCTTTCTCAGGTGGCAGTCCCCCAGTCCATGCTTCAGTAGTACCTTGTGAGAGAATTTGATCTGCTAACTTATTGACATTTTCAGCAGTATAAACAGATGGAGCCGCGTCGTTGTAACGAGTTTGGACCTCCTCTACTGGCAGGCCAACAGCTTGAGCCATTTGAGAAGGTGTGACATTATATGTCTGCATTGCAGAAGCAATATCAGCGTCACTCATGCTCGGATTAGCAAGCAAATAGTCAATAATTTCTTTGCTAGAGTAAGCCATGATTAACCTTTGATCTCTACGTTAGAGGAAATGCCTGCACCAATCTTCATTGCTTTCAATTGGGCTTCTGCTTCAAACTCTTGTTGCTTCAATGCAAAGTAAGCCTGTTGTTTCTCACGCTCTAGTTGCAACTTAGCACCTTCCTTCTCACGCAATAATTGCATTTCAAGAGCAGCCTTTTGTTGCGCCATCTCCATGTCAATCTGCATCTGCTGTTGTTGCATCTGCATATCAGCTTGTGCTTTAGCTTGGTTAGCCTGAATGTCAGCTTGAGTCTTAGCCATCAATGCCTGTACTTCTGGAGGCATCTGTTGCTGTTGTGGAGGAGGATTACTCAGCGCTTGATCTTGCTCTGGTGTAATTGCCTTGTAAAACTCAGCAGAATCCTTAAAGCCTGCAATCTCAACCATGCGGCCAAGAGTGTTTCGATACTGAGCAGGCGAAACGTAAGGATTAGCAGGGCCAAACTGACCAATCAATTGCTCTTGTTTAGCAACAATCATGGACAACATAGCCATTTGTTCTTGGCGGTTACCAGCACCCAGACCAACATTGATAGACACATCGTATTGGTTAGCCCATGTACGAGGGTCAAACTCTACAAACTCTCCACGCATACGCACCAAACGAGGCTTGTCTTGGTACTTGCACAGCAAATGCAGGATGCCTTTGAACAAAGACTTAACTCCCGTTTCAGCAAAGATACGAGCCATTAGTTCGATCTTACCTGCGCCAGCTTGTTGCATAGAAGCTACAGCAGCAGCAGTTACGTTTTGCAAGATAGAAGGGTCTAAACCTTGTGAGGCATCAGATACGCCCGTACGCTTAGACTGGACTGTATCCAAGTACTGAAGCATTGGGAAAGCAGCTTGAGCTACATTCTGAACAACAAGTTGAGACACAGCGCCTTGAGACTTGGCACGAATAACACCACCAGCAGTAGATGTAAGCAAGTCTTCAATGTTTACTTGACCTTCAACAGCGACAACACGAGCATTGTTTGTCAGATACAAGTTATCCAACATCTGACGAGTAATTGTCGTCTTGATTAGCTGGATGTCTGTTGTTCGGTCAGCAAGTGAGTTGCCAAAGAACTTGTGTGGAATTGGGATTGGGCAGATAGAGTGGAATGGAACGTAGTCCACTTCCTCAATCATTTCCTTGCCTTTTTCATCCTCAAGAATCTCGTTTCCAGCGTAAAACACCTGAGTTAAGGCGGCAATACCTTTGCCATCTACATCAGTCTTTACATAGCACTCAAAGACCTCAATCTCTTGCATTGAAGGGTCGTCTGTCTGTACTTGGTAGGGTTGCTCACCAGCGGAGAATCGCGCCACTCGCTCAGGAGTGTAAGCAAGCGCATCATCCATCTGCAAGCCTTCAACTTGCTTCTTGTTAAAGCCCATAGCGATCAAGTCACTACGAGTCAACATTTGACGATGTGCTACGAAAGGGCTGTCAGCAATAGTACGAGCCTTCTTGCTGATCAAAAACTCCTCTGGAGGAACGTTCTCAATGCGGACTTTGCCTGACTTCTTACGCTTTTGAACAACTACGTTATGAGTTGCTCCCATCACTGGAACGCCCATAGGGTCAACTACCGGCATGCCCATTGGGTCAAAGATTGGGAACTCTGTCGTATCTTGCTCGACAATCTCCATGCTTTCGTCAGACAAGATCATTGCCAATTCATCATTGGACAAGTCAAAGTAACGCTCTTTGGTAATGTCTTCTTTGTCTTCCCAATAGGCTTTTACAATGCCGTTCTTTTGAAGCAAAGCATCTTTGAACCAATCGTGCAGAATAGCCATTCCTTCGTTGTCACGATGGAAAACCCAGTTACAGTAATCTGTGGCTTGCTTGGCAGATGCTTCGTCTTGCGGGCCTTGTGGCTCAAATACTACGATCTGGTCTGAGCCTGTAAAGATACGAACAAGGCTAGGAAGTGCGCCATCAATGGCTTCTGCTACTTCTCCAGTAACGATCTGGCTCTTGCCTTCAACCTCATTGCCATATGGCTGGCGCAGATAGGCTTCTAGAGCTTGCTTGCGTTGCTCTACCGTTTCCGTTTCGAGGAATCCGATCGCGTCATCCAACTCTGCTTGTAATATCGACTTCAAGTCGTTCTGTGCCATGTGTATCCTTCGGAGGTCGACCGAGTTTAGGTCTTTGTGAGGATTGTAATACTTTTACCACATTTTCCAATACTTCTATCCGCATTTCAAGTTCTTTTACTTTTGGGGCTAGATTTGTCCCTTGACGTTCTAAATACATGGTTTTTTCCTGTTAAACAATCCATTTAGGGGCTACGTTGATAGATTTACCCCACGACGATACACCCTCATCCAAACCAACAGCAGCATATCTCCACGAGTCTGCTGCGTGACTATGTTGGTCATGAAGCGGTTTATTGCTAAACATTTTTGTGTTTGGGTCAACCTCGTAGCGGTAATGTCTCAAGTTCTGGAGGCCATCAGCGCACCTAGTTGCATCAAAGAAGCATCTGTTCATCAGCATACGAGCACTGTTAATGCCATCGGCCACCGATAACTTAGGTGTAATCCTGATCGGAAACCCCATAGCGGTCAGAATATCTTTGACCGACTTGCCAGTCATATTCTTGTGTTCAGCATCGTGTGGAAGCCACCAATCCTTGTAGATATAGCCTTTATCTTGCAAAACCTTGGCGTAATGGTCAATTGGCTTTTGGCAGTTCTGATAGAAATCAATCACTCGAACCTCGCCTCCTGCGATTACTTGCACAAACCAGATAGACGTCATGTCAGCCCATCCCAAGTCCCAAAACGTCTGGACTGGAATAGTCTTGTCAATAATCAAGTCTTTAATGCGGCTTTCTTCCTGTGCTTGACGTAACTCATTGGCATACACAGCGCCATCAAGCATCTGCCTAGTGTGGCCTTCCCAGACATTCAAATAAGAATCCATGTTCTTATTCTTTAAGTCTTCCAGTTCTTCCTCTAGGACTTTAGGGAACCAAGGGTTATCAGACCAGTTAACTTTGACAACGTGTGCGCTTGGTGGCGGCGCAATAACAAACCTTTTGTAAGTTTCGTCAGTATCTAAGTCAGGGTTAAAAGTTACCCAAATCTCGGAATTAGGCTTTCTAATCGTTGGAATCAATACTTCCCAAGAAGACTTAGATACCGCTTGGCCTTCCTCAATCCAGCAAATATCCACACCCTCAAATGACTTGATTGATGTGACATTGTGCTTTAGACCAGCAAACGAGAACTCAGAGCCATTAGCCCCATAGATGGCCGTTCTTTGCACATCAAAGAATGAGTCCAAACCCATTGACTTGATCTGGTCATGAAGCAAGGCGATTACTGAGTCTGAGATTGAGTTCTGTAACTCACGAGCACAAAGCACCCTGATTGGCTTTTGCACAGACATAGCAATCAAAGCACGAGCAACACCCCATGATTTACCAGACCCCCTACCTCCATAGAGAATCTTGTATCGTGAAGGCTCAAACAGGAATCCTAACTTTTCAGGAAAGTCTAGGTCAATCTGCATTAGGACGCTTTAGATTGATGTTGATGCCTGAAATCTCCATTGGGCCACCACCAGCACCAGTCATCTCAGTTCTATTCAACTTAGGAGTTGCGTACTCAGCCATCTGAGCCAACAAAGTTAAAGCGCCTTTAGGGTCTGCTTTTATTTCTTTGTCTGGGTTTCCCTCTGCAACTTCTGTAAGCCATTTAGAGACGTTTTCAGCGTTATCCTCTAGCAACCTACTGACAGTGTCTCTAAACGTCTTGGTGGCCTTATTAACGCTTCCTACAGGCCGTCCTCGACCTCTATTGGTTAAATTCTCAGAATTGTTACTCTGTAATTTATTCATTTTTGTTTGACTCCTCTAGGGTTGGTCAAGGTTAGTTAGTGATTACTGACCTAGCAATCCTTTTTGAACTAGGTTTCCTCTTTCGTCTAAGTGTATCAGCATATTAGGAGGAATATCTAAACCATAAGGATTCAAGTCTTTGTCCTGCATCTCAAATGGGAAGAATTGCTTACGCTGTTCTGGAGTCAAATCTCTGCGAGTTTGCGTCAGTCTTGCTTCTGCTTCTCCAATTAAAGCACGATACGCATCTTTAGGGTCAAGTTGTGCAAATGGAACTAAATTCATTCTTTCTTCCATTGCAGCATCATATTGCTGTCTTAACAATGCTTTTTCAGCAGGGTCTGTTGAAGCATCCATTGCCTTTGAATATGAACCCATTTGAGAATTAAGTTCTCCAATTTTGTCCATAACTGTTGATTTTAGCCTAGCCATAGTATTAACATTGCCACCAACACCAAAACCCTCTTTTTCTTGAATAGCGTGTTGTAACTCATGCAACATTGTTGACCTAGCTTCGTTAGCAGGCAAATCGCCTCTAACTTGCATTACTTGATTTTCTCCGCCAACAGATAAACTTCCACGAGCATCAGAATTTTTACGCATCATTTGCGTTTCAATTTCCATTAGCTCTGGATATGCTTCTTTTAAAGGGTTATGGTACATAACATCTTCAACATTAGTCTTGTAAAGCTGGTTGCCAGTCTTTAAAACACCTCTGTCATAAGCACCCATGATTACATTTTCGAAAGGTTTAGTTCCTTTAACAAAGGATTCCTTATCGCTAATCTCTTGTCTCCACAGACCATCAGGCCCACGCACAGTACCTGTCTCTTTCCAGATTTCCTGTGGTGTTGCACCTTTCTTTTCCATCTTTGTGGCAGCAAAAGCCATAGCTTTGTCAAAAGCCTTAGAGCCAGCGCCAACAAACATACCCACTTCAGCCATGCCAAGCAGACCACCTTGGGTCATTTCGGTTAGCTGAGAGAGTGCTTTCTTGTCTGTAACCTTAAATGGGCTTTTTGGGTCACCAAAGGCTTTGTCATATAAATCTTGATAACGCTTGTCAGACTGCTCGATGTTCAGCAGACCTTGTTGGATTGACTTGCCTAAACCCTGCAACTGCTGAGTGCGTCTTGGGTCTTGCATCCATCCTAAAGCGGAATCAAGAAGACTTGCCATTATTTCATCCGACCCATCTTTTTGGCAGCAGAACTAATTGCAATCGCAATGGCTTGCTTTGGGTTCTTTACGACCTTGCCACCCTTACCAGAGTGCAGTTCGCCTTTGCCAAATTCGTGCATGACTTTGCCGATTTTCTTCTGCTTCATCATTTCCAAAGCCTGCTGGTTTGTAGTACCCAAGATTATTCTCCTTCTGGCATATCGCCATTTTCGTAGTCTTCACCCTCGGATTCAGGTTGTTCACCCTTTTCCCAAGCCTGACAAGTTCTTTGATGGTGACAAATAAATTGGAATTTGGAACACCAACCACGACCACCACCATCTTTGTCAAACTGGTCTTCATGGATTGATTCCATCTTAGCCAGCATATCAGGGCTATCGTTAAAGTACTCGCAGTTAGCGCATAGGTTACGCTTGGCTTGCTCTGGTGCGATACGCCATACTTTAGACAACTTGCGCCAGTAGTCCATGTTTGGCTGTGCTGTTTTCTCAGGGCCAAGATTCCAGTTTTCCATCAAGAAAGTACGAGTTTTAGCGTTTTCCTCGGCGGAAATCATGCCATCGCCCTCTTGTTTGGCAATCTCGATAGTAATTTCAGCTTGTGGCGCTAGTAAGCCTGTCATGGCAATCCTCATGGAGTTTGTACCATTATCCCACGAAAAAATAGAGAGGGCAAGCCTCTCTAGGAAAACCAAATGGCAACTTGGTGCCACCACTCTATCAATACGGCATAAGAACGTCAATAGGCCACAACCCAAGACTTTTGAGTTTTTTATACGTCCTTATGTGAGACTCTGTCCACATGTCCTGACGCTCTTGTTTTGACAACTTGTTGCCTTGGTCTAGCTGAAAGTGACAGGCTTGGCATAAAGCAGCCGTAAACTCGTCACTTGCCTTGATTCCCCTGCCTTTTCCATGTTGAGCCATATTTGAGTGAGCCGCTTGGCATCCATCATCTACGCCACACCATTGACAAGGCAAAGAAGCAACATTCCTCAAATGAGCCACGCTACGAAAATATGGAAACTTAGGATATTTCAACGACTTTATCTCCATGTGACCGAATGTAGTCTCTAGTTTTCTGAATGTATCTCTCAAACTCGCTTCTTGAGATACTTCCTTGTTGAAGATCAGCGTACTCAATCAAGTCTCTACAGGCTTTTATGCCTTCTCCGTCTAAACCCATGCGCATCGTCTCTTGGTAGCGCATAGCGGCCTTATGGAGGGCTTCCTGAGCCTTTTGACAAACAGGTAGGACTTCAGGGCCTATTCCTGCTCTACCCATTGTTTCTGATAAGTTTAAAACGTCAACTAAAGTACGCCAGTCAGTAACTGTTCCATTTCCTTTAGAAATAGCCTCTAGTGCGGAATACTCAAGAAGTCTCAGTTTGTCTAGCTTGTCTCTCTGAGTTATAGCTGCCCCCACGATCGCATGGTTGATTGGACATATCAGATTCCACTTCTTGCGCTTTGTTGTTTTTCTCATTGTCTTTGCCGAATATGGCATCCCATCTGTTTTGATACTCTTGATTACTTACTGCGAATGGTCTTGGACTTGAGCCTTTACTCATGCGTTTCTCTCCTTAAATTTGACAATCTTTTCAATATCAACAACAGTAATTAGTTTCTGAAATGTTCACAACACCTCCTCAAGAATGCGCCATGAATGCAGTGAGCTACCATTAAATGAAACCTCAACAGGTATGCCAACCATGTCCGCGCAAGTGTTTACCTTGGCCTTAGCCATAAGGTCTGCAACACGGCGGCACATTTCACCCCATAGCTTTGTCTGATCTTCGACCGTCCATTGGCAATGCTGATCCGGCGTGCGTTTCCACGTTCCGTCAAAGTCGCAAACACCCCAGCCTTGGCCGCCAAGAGTGACCGACATACCAAACATCACGCCATCGTAGCCACCAAGGCCAACGTCAAATTTCTGAATTTTTCCAAGCTCTTTTCTCATAGCGGCGCGTCCTCGTGATTCTCTGGGTTGAACTTGTGTTGCTTCGTACCCTTGTCTAAAGGGTTTGGGAATGGTGGAAATGGCCAAGTCATGCTTCCCCCTTAACGCCGTGCGGCTTAAATTGCTTTTCCCATCCATCGCCAAACTTATGCCAATAATCCTCGGCATGGCCTTGCTCTCCAGCCTTCCAAAGAACAAACTGAACCTCTCCTGTTAGGCGGTTTCGTCTTGCTGGCTTATTTCTGCATATTCCGTATTCGTATAGAGGCTTACCGCGCAATCGGAACCATTGAAGTAATTTCATTGCTACCCCTTAATGCCGTGTGCGGCTTCGATGGCTCGGGCAAATGTATATAGCCGTGTGCCAAAGGCGTTAATGTCTTCAAGGATTGCGCCTATCTCCTGCTCCGTAAGCGGCTTGCGCTGTGGTGGGGTGGCGTCATGCGATGTTTGGTCAAGCATTACTGTTCTAGCCAATGCCTCGCAGGTTGGGCATGGCTTTGGGTCTTTGTAAAGCGCAGTCCATCTGTCAGGATGTCTGTTCAAGTCAGCAGGTCGGTGCGGAACAACAACACCGTCTATCTTTGTGTGCATCCACGCCACAGGCTCATGCTCTGGCTGTGATGATGTTGTAGTTAACCATCCACCAACACCAACAGGAACTCCTATGTCGTCTACATTGACATTTTGGTGTGCTGGAGCGGTGTAGAGAGGTGTTCCAATCGGACAGTTGTGATTGAATGTCCCATCAGCAATTGCCACAGGCTCCTGCTCTGGCTTAATAACTCCAGAACCACCACAAACAAAACATTCTTGGTCTGTGCCAATGTCAGGGTCACGAGGAACCCAACCAGAACCTCCGCAACCACCACAAGGCTCCTGCTCTGGCTCATAGTCCAGCCCCAACTCACGGGCGTTCTCTGCCTTCCTATCTAGAACTTGTTGTGCCCTTAGCTTTTGGTTTTCTTCATGTAGGCGGCGAAGTTCTGCAGCGGCAGGCAGTAACGTTGTAGAAAACTGCCCCCGTTCCATTTCAGCCGCCAGCGTCAATGCTTCGTCTTTAGTCATGCTTGTCCTTCCAGTTGCTTTAAAGCAGCCTGTAACCCTGCCAAACCACCTACTCTTTGGTCACCAATGAATATCTGTGGCATTTGTTTAGCTTCTGGGTAATTTGCTACAAAGTTAGCAAATCTATCACCAGTCTCAATATCTACTTCTGTGTACTCAATTCCACGCACCTGAAGAATGTGTTTAGCAGCAACACAGTTAGGACAGTTTGTCTTGGTGTAAATGGTTATGTTCATTTATTTCCCCATGTCTTCACGCCAAGTAAGCGACTTATAAGCTGAATCAGCGTCACCCTTATCAAGATGCTTTAATGCTCTACTAATCATGTCCGCATAAACTTCTCTAATGCTGTGGGTTCTATCTGCTAACAAAATTAAGTTTGATATAACCTCATCGTCAGATAGCGCTTTAATGTGGTTTGGGTCTTTCCATTCCCATCCCCAAAGGCTTGGGGCAATTCGTGCAACTACTTTTCTTGCATAAACAATATCAGTCATTTCTCTACCCTTTTAAAAGAAACACTAGTCACTTCAGCTTCTCCATTGAGAACAAGGTCTGACCATTTATTCAGGTCTTCCAATGCGCCTAAAAACTTTTCTTTTACCAATTCAGTTTCTCTAATGGCTTTCTTTGCTCTTTGGATAACAGCGTCAGGGTCACAAGTTCCATCAACCTTCCAGTCACCAGAAGCAATGGCAGCCTCTACTGCCTCCAAAAGGTCTTTTAGTTCGTCTCTCATGCTTGCCCCCTATCTCTCACAACCTCTGAGCATCGACACTCGCATTGGTTATCCCCAATGACTGCAAGAATAGCCTCACGCTCTTGTTGGGCAACTAGAGTAGCAAACTTAATCAAAAGCGCCTCGTTTACTACGCCTTCAGTTTGATACCAATGCGGAAGGCCAACCTGTCGTGCAAACTTAATAATGTCTTCTCTGTTCACAGCGATTTCCTTGCTCGGATGGCTTCAGCGGCAGTAGACGCAGGGTCATCCATATTCCACGCATTGATGTCATCACAAACTATTGCACACGCCTCAATCTCTGCTTCCAGTAAGTTGCGCACAAACTCAATGACAGCAGGTGTTGCTTCTCCAGTCATACCTGCTTCTCTTGCTTTTTGAATAATCTGCTCGTCAGTCATCACACACCTCGCAAGTCATAGTCAACAGAATCTGAGTGTTCTTTCTCATCAAGAATGTGCTTTTGCAAACGCATACAGCCTTCAATCTCGATTTCCTTGTACTGGACAGCAGAGAACAAACCAATCACGTTACGACCTTCAAACCAGATTTCTTCAATGTTCTCGCCATAGATGCCTTCTTCGTCTGTGTCGTATTCCATGACAACAGTAACTACTTCAGAGCCTTCACCAACAGTTGTATCAAATTCGTATTTCATGACTTATTCCTTAAAAGTACCCTCACGAATTGTTTGGGCTGACTGAAGTATATCAACATTTTGTTTATTTATACAACTTTTTTTATTCTGTTGTTTTTACGCCAAGACGCTCACTTGCTTGTTCACTTCTCCAAATGTCAGCCTTCATTTGAGCAGCAGTCAGCATCCACTTTAGAGATTCTTCTCTCTCGATAGCCACCATCAGACCTTTGAGTAGGTCAGCGTACTCAATGTGAGCATAGGCTTCACGCTCTTGAGCAACACCAGAATCTATACCTCTGGCTAACGCATCTTTCATCAGCAAGGCTTTTTTTGTCTTGCGGAACTCCTCAAGATATATGCGCTGTGCTTTAGCTTCTGCGTACTTAGGTGCGTTCTCTAAGATAAACTCAATTGCTTTGTAAGGGGCTTTCATTTAACTTCTTCTTCAAAAATTGGATATGTATGAGGCAGTGCCAACCTTTTTTGAATTCCACGAATTTTGTCTATGTATCTATTGATTCGCTCTTGCCTAGCTCTTATATATTGTTTTAAAGATGGGCCAAGTTCTTCAATTTCATCATTACTCCATAACGATTTCATTTTTTTGAACTGTTTTTCATAGTGAGACTCAAGAAAAACAAGTCTATCTATTGGGTAAAAATGTTTTTTTGCATTTGATGAGGAATTGCATTCATCACATACTGTCAACAACGAACAAGCAATTTTTCGTTTTTTAATTTCTTCTAGTGAAATATCAGGCATTAAAGAAAGTGATGGTAAATGGTCTAAACATGAAGCTGGGTCTCCACAGTAAAAACAATAAAATCCCTCATCTAAAAAATGCCTTTTGTATCTTGAGCCATACATTGCCAAATGCAATTTTCTATTTTTTTTAGTTGTCATTCTTCCCTCACTAAAACTTCAACCTTGCCTACCTCTCCATAAACTTTCGTTACATGAAGACTTGTTATCTGGGAATCATCCTTAAAAATTATCCCATTCATCCCATCAATTAGTGCCTTTGCAACATTGTCTAAGTCGGGCTTTTTTGTGTGTTTTTCATCACCTGACAAACAAGCCCCTCTTTTGCGTTTTGAGTAAGATTGAGGTACTGAGAAGGATATGTAAATAAAAACGCTCACAGAGCCTTCTATTGGGCTTCCTGAGCCTATTGCTTTGGTTGCAAAAAGACGAACTTCATCTTCATAATTTTTTGTTTTTGCAGGAGTGTACGCAACAGGAAACTTTCCTCTTGTTGAAAACCTTGGCCTACCCTTGGCTACTGGCTCTCCATAAACTGTAAACATTACTTGCATCATTCGAGTTGTCCATCCTTAATTCTGTTCATGAAATCTCGTATGCGGTCTCTAGCACCACGGCCATAGATTCGTTCTGCTCGCTCTAACCGACCGCGCACAAAGTCTCTGTCTTTGTTTGTCTCCCAAGTACGATAGAGTTCCCTAGCCTCAGCAATCTCTAGGGTTTGTCTATCGCTTGGGTTTTCTATGTTTCGTCTGGAATACATAAGTCGCCAGTTAATTCCAATGCTTTGTTTATCAGGTGTACCGGAAATGGTACGCCCTCACGCACCTTGTCCAGTAGTTTCATGGCGTCAGCGTGAGACATTACATTCCCAATGCTTGAACAATTTGAGTATGCAATTCAAGAGGTTTTGCTTTGCTTGGATTGCCACCAGAAATCAATTTAGGCTTTGGAGGCGGTAAACCTTTTTTCTTAAACATTTCATCGGGCGATCTGTCTCCCATCAGAGCAGGGACATCACTTGTTTGGCCGTCGTATGTTTTGTAAAGCTCACAAAAACGATGTTGCAAATAACCAAGCTCATTTATGTTTGTTCTGCACAACTTAGGCCATCCACCCATATCCCTTATGGCCGCATGAGTCGCGCTATCGCAAAAATCAATATCACTGTATGCGCCAATAGCGCCCATCGCCTCATGTACCCGACCCCATTCACGCAAAGAGCGATCTGTCTTTGTGCCACCAAGAATTCTGACAATATCAGCCACCTTTGGAGCAAACTGCCCTTTGTCTGGGTCAGTCGCATGGTTGCTCAGGGCTTGTGCAACTTGGTCAAAATCATAGCTTTGGCATCCATGCCACCAAACATTCAAAGAAAACTCGCTGACATCTTGCTTCCAGTAACCCAGCGCATCACCAACCAATTGGTAAAAATCTGATTTTTGATGGATGTTCATACCAAACCTTCTTTCTTTAAAAGACGCTCAACAACTGCACGATTTGAGGCTTCAAGCGCCTCTTGCTTATTTAACTTTGGCTTTATTCCAGCGGGTGGCAAAACTTTAGCCAACCATTCAAGCGGCTGCAAAGGTTTGGCACGGATGCAATCACGCAACGAATTGACTAACAACTCGTCTCCATGTGCTTTTCTCAAACCGCCAAGAAACGATCTTGCAGCTTTGTCACTTGTTCCAGCATTGGTCAACAAAGGAACACCATAACCAAAAATAATTTCATCAGGCGTTAGCGGCGTTTTTACGCCCGTATCTTTAGATACGGAATCTTCTATATGGTTATGGTTATGGTTATGGTTATGGTTATTGGTTAATGGTGCATCATCGGTAGACGATGTACCCATCACCTTTACATCATTACCCCTTAATGTACTTATGTAGTCATCAATAGACCCATTCAAATAATGGTGCACAAAGTCTTCTTTTAAGACCACTCCTTTAAGAGATGGATTGTCCCTGACAAACGCGCCCAAAGCAGAAACGGCTTGGTGTTTGCGAAATTCAGCGATTTCCTTGTCTGCCCTTGCATTTACAAAGCCATCCTCTGTGGACAAAAAGAACTCGTTAAGGACTGTTAAAACATCCTCTTCATGATCTCTCATGCCGATGTGTCTGGCAGCATCCCGATGCTTAATCGGTTGCTCATGGAGGAAATAGAAGTCAAGCAAGCGCCTGTAAGCCAAATCCTCGTAATGCGAAAGATGGCGTGTGTGACTCATGTAGTCACCAATGTGAAACTTATAGAAATGCATATTGTCCGCTTTTTTAACCACCCTTAGAAGGAATTGCCAGCAGGAGAAGGGCTAACTCTTTTCGGTCGGGTAATTAGTCCGACCTAGCTGGGTTCCATAATATCAAACTTATTCTACGATGTAAATCAAATAAATTGATTGTTGGCAATTTCTTTCTTACCTTGCTTGGCAAACAAACGAGCAGCTTGTTGCTTCATCACTGCATACTCAGCCTTTGAAAAGATGCCGTAAGACGGAACCCCGCAGAAGTACTTAACTTCATTGTGGTTCTCCGGCTTTTCATCGCTGATCAATGTGTACTCAGCTAACCAGCATTTACCTATCTTGACTTTACCAGTCTTGATGATGCCCTGATCACGCAGATTCTGCGCTGTAGACAGCACTGTAGCTCTAGGCATACCAGTGATGTCAGACACCTGTAAAGAGGACAGAGGGCCGTTCTTGAGGGCTTTAATAATAGCTTCTTGGGTCATTTGTGCTTCTTTAAAAATAACTTATGGTTTTTCAGTTTCATGGATGCAGGAATTCCTCTACTCAACCAGTTATGAACTCGCTGGGCAGATATTTTTAACCTCTTGGCAACAGCAGAACTGCCACCTAAAAGAGCTATCAATTCCTTGTCGGATTGGATTTCGTCTTGTTTAGTCATAGTTGCATCATAACAACGAATCTGTAAAAAATCAACGTAATGTGAAAATAATTTAAACAAAGCGTTTTTCTTTGCTATACTTCATCCAACCCAAGCAATTCGCAAGGGCCATAAAGGAGAACCAAATGAAAAGTAAGATTATTCAAACGCTGATTGAGTGGACATTGGCAGTAATCATCTTTGGCGGCATTGGCGTAATGCTCGCATGGAGAGGCTGATATGAAAAATATACCAGCGTTTCCAATTCAAGATGCATATTCAATGTCAACAGAACAAGGCATGACCTTGCGTGACTACTTTGCGGCCAAGGCAATGCAAAACGCTTTTACGACTAGTGCTGACGATGATGAAAGAAATTATGTTGCGAAGCACGCATACAAGATGGCCGACGCCATGCTGAAAGCGAGAGAAGCATGAACACTCAAGAACTCAGACGCAAAGCACGACAGCTTTACAACAACAAGCTAGTCCCTACAGAAGTCAACCAACACAACCAACGCAAATGGGTTAGGTCAGTCCTAAAACTTGGTGACAAATGGTTGTTGGCAAAGCAAGTCTCAAGAATTCAATAAGGAAGAATGATGGTACATAAGAAGTTAATGAACGCTCGGATGGCTTTGCAATCCATGTCGTTAAAGAAGTCAGGACACAACAAGTTCGCGGGCTACCAATATTTTGAATTAGGCGACTTCCTTCCACAAATCAATGAGATTTTCCATGGTCAAGGATTGTGCGGAGTTATCTCATACACTAAAGACTATGCAGACCTAACCATTACAGACGTTGATGATGGCACTTTCATTACCATCAGTTCGCCAATGGTAGAGGCTAATTTAAAAGGCGCGCACGCTATCCAAAATCTTGGTGCTGTTGAGACATATCAGCGCAGGTATCTCTGGATGACAGCAATGGAGATTGTTGAGCATGATGCTTTGGATTCTTCTGCGCCACTCAAAGAAGAAAAGAAAGCGCCTGTGATTACACCAACACAGGGTGCAATGGATAACATTCCTATTGAGGAATTAAGGTATCTTGACGAACTGGCAATGGATTTAATTGCTATGTGCGAGAAAGATGAGTCCAAGTCAGCTTGGATTAAGTTGGAATCAGAGAACCTAGACGACACTCAAAAGGTTGCCTTGTGGACTTTGCTTCCTAGTAAAGTAAGAAGCAGCCTGAAAAAGGCAAAGGAAGTTTAAATGGAATACAACAATGAAAATCGTGGTGCGTTATGGAAGAACGACCGCAGGGATGACGAGAAGTTTCCCCACTACAAAGGGTCTCTCAATGTAGAGGGTGTAGATTTCTGGATTAGCGCATGGATTAAAGAAGGTAAGGACGGCTCTAAGTTCATGTCTTTGTCTATCAAAGCTAAAGACCAGAAGGAAGCTAAAGCACCTGCAAAGCGCTCTGTACGAGACGACTTTGACGACTCAGCGCCATTTTAAAGTTTACGAGGCGAAAGCGGATGCTGTGCGTGGGGAGTTCCCTGCGATGC